TCGCCGACTTCCTGAAAGAAGTGGGTCAGATCTTGGTTAGAGAGGGTACGAGTATGATTGCGACTTATATTGCCATTGGTATTGCCAAGCTATTTGCAGGACTTGGCGGAGGCGGCGGTGGAGGCGGCAAAGGCTTGGATACATCCGGGTTCAAGCAGTATCCAATGCTGGAGGGTCCTGGTTTTACCCCTTCTGCAAATGGTTCTTATTTCGCCAACGGCATCGCCGCCTTCGCAAACGGTGGCATGTTCACCAACTCCATCGTCTCCTCGCCTACTCTCTTCAAATTCGCCGATGGCGGTGCAATGCGCACAGGCGTAATGGGCGAAGCCGGCCCTGAAGCAATCATGCCGCTTTCTCGTGGATCTGATGGCCGCCTCGGTGTTGATGCAAATGGTTTACGTGAAGCAATGAGTGCAAGTGGTGGCAGTTCGAGCACTCCAATGCTTAACATGACATTTGAAACCACAAGCATCAACGGTGTGGAATACGTCAGCCGTGAGCAGCTTGAGACAGCAATGGCCGCTACTCGTCGCCAAGCCGCTAAGGATGGCGCCAAGCAGGGCATGAACATGACCCTGGACCGCCTGCAGCAGTCGCCCAAGACCCGTAGCCGTGTTGGACTCCGCTGATGGCTGACTTCCCCTCCTACGCCCCCTCCTCACGTAGCTTCTCTCCGGGTCTTTACCCGCAGAAAAGCTACAAATCGCTCTCGGGCTACGTCGTTAAGCGCACGTTTGGCGATCGACCATCAAGCGCAAAGCTTGACCTAGAGTTTTCAAACATCACTGACGACAAAGTAGTCGGCATACTTAATCACTATCGGTCCCAGACTGCACGCAACGCACGCTTCAAAGTCAGTTCCAAGGTTCTGACGGGCCTCAGTGGAGATCTTGCACAAATTGCAAGCGGAACACTCGATGATCTTCGCTGGGAGTACGAAGCACCACCACAGGTGCAATCCATCCGCAACGGCGTCTCGTCTGTGCGTGTTTCACTGCTAGGTGAAATCAGAAACACTTTTACGGATGAAGCGTAATGTCCACCAATACGCCTGATATTCGCATCTGTCAGTTTTTTGAACTGACATCGAGGGCGGGTGATCGCCTATTTCGCTATCAGAACTACTTTGTCAACCAAGACAAGCGCTACCCGAGCCAGCAATCGGGAGACCTTTATCAGTTCGCTCCTTTCCGCGCCGAAGGCTCGGTATCCAGCTTGAACGGCGAGAACGAACTCCTTCGCATCTTGTTCCCAAATATCGAATACGCGCTGCAACTGCTTTACGAAGCCGACGGTAACCGTCTGACACGTCTCAATCTCTACACAATGTGGCTGACAGTAGACAATGAATACACGACTACTGTTTTCCCTGAATTTTACATTGGAATTGGAAGCAGCATTAGCGAGACCACAATTGAACTGCGCTTTCGCTCCGCTATTGATAGCGTGACTAGCAACTTCCCAGCGCGGACGCTCACTCGGGAACTTGTAGGTCCCTTGCCGCTTGATTCCAATGTGAGCTTGCGATGAATGACCTCATCGGACTGCAGCGAGCTTGGGGTGCACATCCGGGTGACGGCAGTGGAACTGTCGATTGCTGCCTTTTAGCCGCTGAAGTCCACAGGCGTTTGGGCTACTACGACTACACCAACGACATCAAGCAATACTTTGAAAAATACACCGATGCAACATTCCCTCGCATCATTATCGCCAAGTGGTTGCTGCAAAATGCAGATCGACTGAAAGCTCCAGAGCCACATGCCGTGGTGCTTCTGCCCGGAACTGATGGTGGCGCTCTCGGTACAGTGATGGATGACGGCAAAGTTCTTTGCATTTTGCCGACAATGGGCGTAGCACTTGCTCCGCTCGACGGCAAGACTGGTCACTACTTTCGGTTACGCAGATGAATCGCAAACTCCTCCCCTACGAGCACGATCTGATCAAAATGCTCGGCATCTCCAAGGAGGAGTACCTCGAGTTCGTTGCCCTGCAAAAAGCATATTCAGACCCAAAAGAGGGCACCGTTCTTGACGCAAGGAACTGGGAAGTTGTTGCCATCGTTCTGACTGTTATTGGCACAGTCTTTCAGGTTGTTTCTGCGCTGATAGCACCCAAACCAGAAATACCTCAAGTTCAAGATACCGCTGTAGGTCAGAGACAAACACGTGAGCAGCGCTTTTCGCCACGCTTCGGCTTCAACTCCGCCCAAGAACTCGGCAAATACGGCGATCCCGTGCCGCTTGTCTATGCCGATCAAACCGTCAACCCAAATGGCGGTGTTCGCATAGCAGGATCTCTTCTTTGGTCTGCTGTTCGCAGTTTTGGCAGCAGTCAGTTTCTGCAAATGCTGATGATGCTGTCGGGAGGACAGATTACTGCCATTGACTTCGAGCGCTCCGCCTTTGGTCAAACCGTCATCACAGACCTGATTGCACAAAATCGCTGGATTTACTTCAAGACGCAGGGCACTGGAATTCTCTCTTTTGGGGATGAGGTAGCCGGTGGCGGCGATGAAGACCCCACGAAATACGGCAGTGGTACGAGCGATGTATACGCACTCGAATTATCACCAGGTGTATTCACCGAGGGCTTCAGTCAGGCTTACTCGCCGTCAAGTTCTAACGCTTTTGGTATCTACAGCCCAGTTCCACTGGGTGTAGTGCTGTACCTGCGCGATGAACAAGGAAACAAGAACAAGGTTGGATTAGGCATCAAAGCCGAACTACCTGGATGGAGCGATGCGCCCAGTGAACCGCTCAATCCAATTGCTCAAGGCGCGACACTGAAAGTAATTATTGCAACAACAAAAAATCTTCCAGTAGATGATAGTTTCTCCTCGGATCTCACACGAGCTTCGGGTGATGCGCGTCGCACTCTTGCAAGCTCTTTTGATGATTCAGGTATCTTCAAGCTTGGCTCTGCAAAGTTTAAGATCAAAAAAGTTGTCGGTACATCAACAGACGAAGATCGCGTCATTGCCGAGCTGACCTGCACCGAGCCCGGCCACGCGCCTTCAACCCCCTATAACTACGACGAGCGCAACGATTTTCGCAGCTTCTTTGACCAAGATCCAGACTACAAAGCCAGTAAAAAGATTTACGAAAATTTGATCAAGCTAGACGACAGAAACCAGCAAGACACTATACAATTTTTGGGCGTGCCAGACGAATCACAAAATTTCGTTATTGATTCTGTTGAAAGTCTTCTCGAGTCTGGGCAGATTTGGGAGCTAGTAACGATTGAGCAGGAATACAAAATACCACCAAATAAAAACTGGAACAGTGAAAGAACAGCCACTCGCTTTGTAAGCAAGTTCTATAAATTGCGTGATATAACGAAAGCAGAGAAAGCTGCACTGCGCCTATACAAGAGCTACAAAGACGCCTTACAGTTAAATGCAGACGATCGCTACTTCATCAAAGTAGTCTCTCGCTACGAAGAAGCAACTTACACAACACTTGCATCTTCTGACATCATCTATTTGTCATTGCGCTGTCAAGTTTTTCGTCGCATTTCTGGCCGTCAGCGCGTTTACGGAAGCAAACAGGTCAAGGGGTATCCCGAGAGCGATAACGGCGTCAAGCAGCGCACTGCCATTTTCATGCTGCGCTATCGCAAAGCTGGAGCCGCCGAATGGCTGTACGCCCCAGGTTTCTATGCCGTACGCCGTGCCGCAGAGCAAGACAATTTCGTCTATCTGAAATTCAAGGGAAATGAATTTGCAAGCTGGCAATTTCGCCTCGAACCAGTCATTGATCCGATCAGTGAAGTCAAGACACACCCCCAGATTCAAAGCGAGCGAGAAGATGGAAGCCTCACGGTCTTCTACCACTACCTGCAGAACTCCCCCAAGGAGGGCGAAGGCGAGCAAACACTGAGCTTGGGCGAAGGCAACTACTTGTATTTCACAGGCTTCTCTCAAGAATCAAAGCAGGGATTCACATATCCACTTCCCCCGCTGAATAAGTCTCCTCGCGGTACTAACGAATGGGATCTATTCAGTCTTGACGCCGACACTGACCTGACAGCCTCGTTCGATCGCGGCCCTGAATTTGTGTTGTCTGCAGTAACAGAACAGCAGTTACAAGCGTACAATCGCCAAACACTGTACAGAAACCTGTCTCTTATTGGTTTCAACGTATTCAGCGGCAAGAGCCTGCAGGACATGCGATCGTTCTCTACGCACGTCACACAAGGCAAGCCTGTCCGCCGTATCAATGTAGACACAAAATTAGCACCTAGCGAACCCGATGGCCCTAGCTGCTACGCACCTGATATTTTCCTTGATACCGTTTACGACACAGAAGACGGCATCGGCAAATATGCCGTAATTGACGCTATTGACGTCACAAAGCTCGCTGAAGCAAAGCGCTTCTGCATCAAAAACAAGCTCTTCATGGATTGTCTGATCGCCGACCCCGGTAACTGGCGACAGTTCTGGGTCTCGAGTGCGCCTTACAGCCTGCTCGAGTTCGCCCGTATCAACGGACGCGAAACCCTTGTGCCCAGTGTTCCCTTCAACCCGCTCACCGGTGAGATCACGCAGGACGTTGCCATCTCCGCGCTCTTCAATCAAGGCAACATCATCGAAGACAGCTACAAAGAGGAGTTCATGGACTATGACTCCAACGTGCAGGACGTTATAGCCACTGGTATCTATCGTGCTACCGAGCCCGGAAGCGCATTTGCTGTCAACAAGTCAGTTGCTGTAAAACTGCAAGACGCAAAAGAGGTTGACTGTGTTCGCCAAACATTTGACCTATCTGCTTTTGTCACAACAGAAGAGCAGACCATTCTATTCCTGAAGCTTATTTGCAATCTTCGCCGTCACGTGCGCAGTGCTATTGAATTTAAGACCTTCCCTACAACAACGCCAGTTTTTCCAGGTGCTTACATCTACGTTGATGTTGGCTTCAATGCGTGGCAGGGCGTGCGTACCGGTGTAGTCGAGGCTGATGGCTACCTCAACGTGCCGCTTGATAACAGCATCCCGCCTGATACAAACTTCTCTGCACTACTCTATCGCAGCGATCGAGGCGTAGTTTCTCTTACAAACGTGCGTGTTCAGAACAATCGCTCAGCGCAACTCGTCGGATACGAAGGCCATCTCTTCGTCCTCGGTGAGCAAGTCACTTCCAAACGAGTGTATAGAGTCTCTGACGTGCAAATGGATGAAGAGGGTGAAGTGACAATACGTGCAACGATTTTCCCCTGCGATAGTCAAGGCAAAGCGCTCATCTCAAACTTCCAAGATGAACTGTTCAGCGTGACCCGCTAGTATCAAGTTATTGATCCGGCTCTCATGGCTTTCTATACAGGACGCACTGGGGCTCTGTACCTGACCTCAGCAGGCAGCGGCGAAGTCACCCCTACCTCGCAGCAACGTGCCCTGAAGCTGCGCGATTGGTCGCTCGATACCACCCTTGCGCTGCTGGAAACCACCACGCTTGATACCGCAGTCAAGACCTATACCCCTGGCGTCGTCAGCTCCACTGGCAGTGCAACCGTTCTGTACTACC